TATACTGACCCTGCTTCTACATCTCAAATGAACTACATCGATGCACATCGATTCAGAGATAGAGATAATACGGGATATTACTTAGAACCTGCTAGTGGTGGTACTTTATATGGTAACAATGGTTCGTTAGTAATTCAAGGTGCATGGCCACAATTAAGAATTGCACAAAATGATGGTACACCTGATGCATCAATCAACTTCGATGCTGGTAGTGGATATAGAAAATTCAACATTGGACCTGGTGCTGGTGGGGCAGAAGGTCAAGAATTTGGATTCGCAATTTATTCTTCTACAAGAGGTACTCATTATGGAACTCCTCTTAGAATTAATTCAAATACCGGATATGTTCAAATTGGTGATAGAGATAACCCAGCATATCCTTTAGATGTTAATGGTACGGCATTATTCAGAAGTACTCTGATAATGAACAACGCTCAACAGATGCAATTTTACACTTCGGGTGGAAACCTTAGAGGTTATATTCAGGCAACTGATACGAATGATGCTCATTTCATAATTGCAACATCTGGTGGTGAGGATATTACCTTTAGAGATGGTGGTCTTGGTGGACAAACCAATTTCTTAATCAGAGGTGATGGTGATACATTTACAACTAGATATCATTACGCACAACGGTTCTATGATTCAAATAATGGTGCATATTACTTAGACCCTAATGGTACTTCAAACTTATACGAAGTTCAAATCAATAGAACTATAAGAATGATGAATTATGGTATTGGTATTACCGGTACATATTCATCATATAGATTACAAACCATCTTTAATATGGATGACCAGTATTCTATAAACGATGCTGGTACTGCAACCCAAAACGCTTATGGTTTATATTGGTCTCACCCGAACGCAGGTTCATTAGGTGGTGCAAACAATTTGAATGACCACGGTTTATTGATTATCAATAATGGTGGGTTTAGAGCGGCAATCTCAAGTAGAGCAGTATTTAGTAATGATGTTAGAGGTACTGTATTCTATGATTATAACGATACTGGATATTATGTAGACCCAAATACAACTGGAACATCTGCAAGATTACGGGGTAATCTTCATGTATCAGTTGGTAATGTAACTGGAAATGGTATTATCCTTGCGGATGATGGTGATATTGTTGATAACAATGATGGATATGGAGCATTACGATTTAGTTATGGTATCTATGTAACTTCTGGTAATAGAAGTGGTACATACGGAAGTTGGAGACATATTCTTCATTCGGATGGTAATGCATATGCTAGAACATCATCCAGAGCACCAATTTTCTATGACCAAGACAATACTGGTTACTATGTAGACCCTAACGGAACATCTAATCTAAATGGATTAAATGTTGGTGGTTGGGCAACTCAACAATTCTTAGATATAAATGTATCGGCTGGTAACTGGTACACAATCGCTACCAACCCTGGTAACAGAGCAATGGCTACCTTCCATGTTTGGGATTACAATAGTGGTAGACATGGTTCAATGAAGTTCAATGCTGGTATCTCTTATGGTGGAGCTGCTACGATTACTATGTTAGGTAAATCTTGGTATAGTGGTGGTGGTATATTTAGATACATCCGAATTAGAGGTACATCTACTTACTCTACTAACTATCTACAAGTTTATGCGGATAGTAGTGGTACATTCCGTATCGCTATGACGGATAACTTCCAATCAGCTGGTTGGACTTTAACAAATGGTGGAACTGGTAACCCTGGTTCATCTACTTTTGCAGAAGTTGACCCAGATGCATACCCAGGTCTTGTTTCGAATAGAGAAATTGCTAGTTACTCTACAATGTACTCAGCAATTTATAGAGATATTAATGATAGTGGATATTACTTAGACCCTAATTCAACATCAAATGAAGCTTTAAGAATTAGAGGAGGTGCATTGCATGGACCTAATCCAACTTGGGGAGCATATCTTGCGGTTGGTACAAATGGTCATTGGAGTGGTTCATATGCGTCTGTTGCAGCTACAAATGGTAACCTACACTTAGATGCACGGTCTGGATATGGTACATATATTAACTGGTATGTGGGTGGAACAACCTATATCAATGGTACATTACAGGTTAACTTTATTTATGATAGGGATAACACTGGTTACTATTGGAATGGTGAGGGTAGAAGTAGAATGAATGGATTGGAACTTGTTTCTTCTGGAAACAATGTTTCTGGTACAGATGCTACTCTTTGGATTCAAGGTACAAATGCTGATTGGGCAATAATCGTTGATAAGTATTCTTATGATTATGGGTTTGATGTTAGATTAGCATCATCACACTCGTACTCATATAGAGCACTACGGAATGGTTCTGAATACTTCAGAGTTGGTACTGATTTAATGTACCACAATGCTAGTATGAGAGCACCAATCTTCTACGATTTAAATGATACTGGATATTACGCTGACCCTCGTTCCTACTCATCTTTCAATGATTTTAGAGCAACTGAAATCTATGCTAGAAACTGGTTCAGAAACGATAATAGTGGTGAAGGTTTATACAACCAAGCAACCGCAATGCATTGGTATTCGGATACATCATCTAGATTTAGATTATATTCAACATCATCAACTTCACAAATCCTATTCACCACATCTGGTAACAATGCTAGAGGATATGTTTACGCTACTAACTCAAATGAAATTGGTTTCTTAGACCAAGGTGGAAGTTGGGCAATTAGACATGCTAATGATAATGGTACTTATTTCTATTCCGATAATGGAACTTACGAATTTGGTGTTGGTAGAGATGTGGTTGGTGGTAACTATGGTACGGTTGTAACCAGAACTACGAGAGGTGGCTGGGGTGGATACTCAATCAATGATGGTTGGGTGTTTATGCATGACCATTCAAATGCAGCTGGTATCTACAACGATTACGAAAATGAGTGGGCTATCTTAATGTATAGAAACTCATATGTGGAGTTGATGTACAATGGTACTTGGGAATTAGCAACTCGTAGTGGATATGGTTTAGCTAGAGGCTCAATGAGAGCACCTCTATTCTATGATTCTAATGATACTGGATATTATATAGACCCTAACAATTATAGTACAATTAATAGAAGTAGTAGTTATCCAACTATTGATATTAGAAGAAGTGGTAGTGGTGGTACTGCTGGAAATGGTACTACATTGAGAGTAACTAATAGTTACGCAAATCACTCTTGGGGTATTGTTGCTGAATTTAGAGTTGATGGTAATAGTGGTGGTGATAGACCTTCTATTCTATTCTCATCGGGTCAAACTGGGACAACTTGGTCGGTTGGATATGGATATGCTGATGATAACTTCAGAATCAACCAAAACCACGGATATAGAAATGGTAGTTGGGGTACTACGAGAATTTTAGTTGATACTGCTGGTAGATTATATAGTTACTATGAAACTCGTACTCCATTTATCTACGATAATAACAATACTGGTTACTATTGGAATGGTGATGGTACATCTAGACAATATCAGACTGAGCATGTTGGTAGATTATGGTATAGTAATTATCTTGTAAGTAGAAACCAAGGTGGTTTGATGGGTGATTACAACGCAACTGGAACGCGGGGTAAAGTAATTTGGACTATTGGTGAGAGTTGGCCTTGGGGTAATATGTACGGTCTTGCTTATGAGTATGGTAGTGGATATGGTCACCACCTTTCACTTAAAAATAATGGTAGTACATATACTCGTATTGGATTTGCTGGTGGTATGTATCTAAGTGGTACTGGTACTGCCGGTTCAGATTGGAGAGCACCAATCTTCTACGATTCGAATAATACGGGTTATTATATGGACCCAACATCTGATTCAAACTGGAATGGTTTGACTAGATATGGTCAGATGAGAATTGGTTTAACTGGTAAATCATCTTATAGAAGAAATAACTATACTGGTGATACTCGTTATTGGACTGGTGCAATGGGTTGGGGAACAACTGACCTTATTTCAATGTTCGACCAGGGTTCTGGTTTCATTGATACATGGAGTAACCCAGCTAACCAACCTGCTGGTACATCTCACTGGGTAGGTTTCCAAGCATCTCACTTCAATGGTGGATACAACTATGGATATGGTATCCAAATCGTTGGTGGACCAATCCAAGGTTTATGGCATACATCATACTGGTCATCTAAGAGAAGCTGGTACAAAATTGCGATGTATGGGTTGAATGAATACTCATACGATTTCTACTCAACGGTAATGTATGATTCAAACGATACTGGTTATCGTATTGACCCGAATGGTTCATCTCAATTACGAACTGTTTACGCAAATGACTGGTTCAGACCTCAGGGTGGTACTGGTGTTTACTTCCAAGATTATGGATACGGACTTTGGGCAGTAGGTGCACAAGGTGGACAATATGGTAATGTTTCTACCTATGGTGGGGGTGTAAACGGCTGGGAAGGTTGGTCTATTTCTGGTAGAGCAGTGTTTATGCACGATGGTGGTTCAGAAATCGGCCTTTACAACGATGTGAATAACGAGTGGATATTATATTCATTAAGAAACTCTTACACTTATCTATACTACAATGGTGGTTGGAAGATGAGAGCAGATTCTGGTGGTATTAGAGTAAACAATTGGGTTTACGCTGAAGGTGATGTAATCGCATACTACTCAGATGAAAGATTAAAGGATATTGAAGGTGATATTGAAAATGCTCTCGATAAAGTTGGTAAACTTAGAGGTTTCTATTATAGAAACAACAAAGAAGCCAATATGATTGGATACGAAGGAAATGATTTACAAATTGGTGTATCTGCACAAGATGTTGAATCAGTACTTCCTGAAATTGTATATCCTGCTCCAAAGGCTGAAAGAATGGGATACGATTACAAGACTGTTAAGTATGATAGATTAGTACCTCTTTTAGTAAATGCAATAAACGAACAAAAAGATATTGTAGAATCACAAAAAGAAGAAATCGAATACTTAAAGTCAGAACTTTCTGAAATGAAAGAAATGATAAAACAATTACTAAATAAAAAGTAAAATGGCAATTATAAAAGAAATAGTTTTAAATAAATTGGATATTAATGTTCAAAATCCAAATATTGAGGTGGTAAAAAGAATCTCATTTTTTGAAGATGGTGAGGAAATAAATCGTACTCATAGTGAAGTACTTTACTCATTTAAAAATGAAGAACATCTTTTTGCTAGTGAATCTCAATTTATACAAGATGTTTGGACTCAAGTTTCAAGTAGTTTTATCGAAACATCTGGTAGTATAGAGTAAAGTAAATATCGTTTAGTAACCTTACTCTATATTTATATAGGAAATTATTCTTCTTTTGAAGAATGATATATATTTATAGTTAAAGATAATTTAAAAAAGGAAAAATATGGCAATTTCATATTCTTGGAAAATTACCCAAATGACAAAAAAAACAGTTGGGGATAATGAAAATGTTGTTCTTCATGTAAGATGGGAATTGACTGGTACAGAATCAACAACAGGCACTTCTGGTAAATTTGTTGGAGCAACTCCATTAGATTTTGATTCATCATCAACTGATGAGTTTGTTCAATATGGTGATTTAACAGAAGAAACCGTAATTGGTTGGATTCAAAATGTAGTGGTTGATGGTTATTGGGACCATGTAGTTGAAAAAATTACAGAAGAAATTGAAAAAGTAGATGACCCGATAGATGAAGTTCTTGAAGAAGCATTACCTTGGTCAACAGGTTCAGCAGATGTAACACCTGTACCTGACCCAGCTGATGTTTAATTTCGGTTAATTATTGGTTTCAATATTTTGGTTATATTTATATAAGTAATAACAAAACAAATTACTTAATAATACGGAGATAATATGGCAGAAAGAATTGTATCACCTGGTGTATTCACAAGAGAAAATGATTTATCATTCTTAGCACAGGGTGTAGGAGAAATAGGAGCAGCGTTTATTGGACCATTTAAGCAAGGTCCTGCTTTTGTTCCCACAGTAGTTAGAACTCAATCGGAGTTCGAAGAAAAATTTGGTACACCTGATGGTACTTATTATACAGAATATGCAGTTCAAAACTATCTTAGAGAAGCTGGAACGGCAACGATTGTAAGAGTAGCTGGTGTAGGTGGTTATAACCAAGTAGCACCAATTGGTATTGCAGTAAGTGGTTCAGCTGGAATCAAATTAATTTCAACACTTCACTCTACTCATAATGGTGATGAAGAAGTTGGATTTACTGGATTTACTATTTCAGATGGAAGTGCAACTGGTTCATTTGTTGTTAGTGGTAGTGGTATTGGTGAAGTATCTTCTTCATTATTATCAACCGATAACAATGATGTAACCGATGTATTTGGTACATCTGCGAGAGGTTCTAAGGATGCATACACTTATTCTTACTTTAGAAACGCATATGCTGGTGTATCTGATAAAAATGTGGTACAAGCCGTAACACTCCCAACTCAAGACTTTACATACGATGCTAGTGTAGCATCAACTCCGTTTGTAAAATCACAACTTATCTCTGGTGAAAGATATGACCTATTTAAGTTCCATACTTTAGGACATGGTAATGGAGAAAATACAAGATTCAAAGTTTCTATATCTGGTGTTAAAGCAGCGGGTGAAGATGGTTCAACTGATTACTCAGTATTTACTGTAACTGTTCGTTCATTCTCAGATACTGACAAGAGAAAGACAGTTCTTGAAACATTTAACAATGTAAACTTAGACCCTGCATCACCTAACTACATCGCAAGAGTAATTGGTGATAGATATATGACTATTGATAGCAATGGTAAGATTACTGAAAATGGTGATTGGTTAAATAACTCTAAATATATTAGAGTAGAAGTAGCAGGACAAGGTTCTTACCCTGTATCAGCTGCACCATTCGCACATGGAGCTTATACAAACCCAATCAAAGCAACTGATGAAACTATCGTTCCAGCGGTTGTTTACCAAACAACTTCAACTTCTAACACAACTGGTAATCCTTACCAATATGCTGGTATTGATTTAGAAACCGCTGTTGTTAAATTAGATAATCACACTTACTTAAAACCAATTCCTGATGGAGCTGGTGCTGGTTCAAATGTTGTGTTTGGATTTGATTCTCAACTTTCATTAGAAATGACAGGTTCTGCGGCAGCAGATATGATTAAGAGACAGTTTACTTTAGCATTCCAAGGTGGATTTGATGGTATGAGCCCAAATAGAGAAATCGCATTAGGTTCTTCAATCTCCGCTGGTAACTCACAAGGATTTGATTTAACTGATTCAACTGCTAGTGGTTCGGTAGCATACGCTAAAGCTGTGAACGCAATTTCAAACGCTGATGAATATGATATTAATATGGTAGTAACTCCAGGTATTGTAAGAAGATTACATACCGCAGTAACTACTGATGTATTGGATATGGTAGAAGCTAGACAAGATGCATTCTACATTGCTGATTTAACTGCAGTGAATGATACAATTTCTCAAGTAACCACTCAAGCATCGGCAGTAGATTCAAATTACATTGGTTCTTACTACCCTTGGGTTAAGACAGTAGATACAAATACTAACAAACTAATCTCAGTTCCACCTTCAGTATTGATGCCTGCTGTATTCGCAGCAAATGACGCTATCGCCGCTGAATGGTTCGCACCTGCTGGTTTGAATAGAGGTGGTATTGTGGGGGCAGTATCAGTATTGAATAGATTAACACACTCTGAAAGAGATACTTTATACGAAAACAAAGTAAACCCAATCGCAACTTTCCCTGGTCAAGGTATTGTAGCATTCGGACAGAAAACACTTCAAGATAGAGCATCGGCATTGGATAGAATCAATGTGAGAAGATTGTTAATCACTGTGAAGAAATTTGTAGCATCTACATCAAGATACTTAGTGTTCGAACAAAACACAGCAACAACTAGAGGTAGATTTATAAACACTGTACAACCTTACTTAGAAGGTATCCAACAAAGACAAGGATTGTACGCATTTAAAGTAGTTATGGATGAGACTAACAACACACCTGATGTAGTTGATAGAAACATACTTGCTGGACAGATTTTCCTTCAACCGGCTAAGACCGCTGAATTCATTGTAATTGACTTCAACATCTTACCAACTGGAGCATCATTCTCAGCATAAACAAAAAAGTGAATAACTAATATTTATTAGTATAAAAGAGGAAATATAAAATGGCAGAAGTATTAGAATTTAACGAAATGTTCTTCACCAACTTCGAACCGAAGATGAAGAACAGGTATATTATGGAAATTGATGGTATTCAATCATACTTAATCAAAACCGCTAATAGACCCTCAATCAACTTTGAAACGGTGAAGTTAGACCACATCAACACTTATAGAAAACTACAAGGTAAAGGTGAGTGGCAAGATATAGAGATTACTCTCTATGACCCAATCGTTCCTTCAGGAGCTCAACAAGTGATGGAATGGGTAAGATTAGGATACGAATCTTTAACTGGTAGAAAAGGATACGCTGATTTCTACAAAAAAGATATCGATTTCTATATGTTAGGACCTGTTGGTGATAAAATCGAACAATGGAAATTAAAAGGTGCATTTATTGTATCAGCTAATTTCAACGATTTAGATTTCTCTTCTAATGACCCTGCTGATATTTCGTTGACATTAGGATACGATTACGCTGTATTAGAATACTAAAATATTATCCACTACTATATATTTGAAAAAGGTTCTCTTAGTGAGAACCTTTTTTTTGTCCTTTTTATAACTTTTTTGTTTCTATATACTTATATATACAACAAATAAAGGTTTAATATGAGCGATACAAAGTTTGAATTTCCAACGGAAATTATTGATTTACCTTCAAAAGGATTAGTATATCCTGAAGGACACCCTTTGAGAAAGGGTAATATTGAAATCAAATATATGACAGCAAGAGAAGAAGATATTCTTGCTTCACAATCTCTAATCAAAAAAGGTGTAGTTTTAGATAAACTATTCGAATCAGTAGTGGTAGAGCCGGGTGTTGATATTAATGATATCTTCATTGGTGATAAAAACGCTATCCTTTTGGCTACAAGAGTAATGGGGTATGGCGCAGATTACAAAGTAGAGGTAACTGACCCATTTTCATTACAAAATCAGGAAGTAACTATTGATTTATCTAAAGTAAAAACTAAAGATTTTGATGAAAAAATCTTAAATGGTGATAATAGATACAAATTCACTCTTCCTAAGAGTGGAATCGAATTGGAATTTAAACTCCTAACACATGGTGATGAGATTGAAATCACCAAAGAGAATCAGGCATTAGCTAGATTATATAAAGGTAAGGGTGATAACTCATTTGATGTAACTACTCGTTTGAAATATATGATTCAATCGGTAGATGGTAATTCAGATAGAGGATATATCACTAAATGGGTTCAGAATGGATTCTTAGCATTAGATACTAAATCATTTAGAAAATTCGTTAAAGAAATATCTCCTGATATGGATTTAACATTCGACTTTGTTTCAGAGTTGACGGGTGATGAGGAGGCACTCGATATCCCGTTTGGGATATCGTTTTTTTACCCTTCCGAATGATTATAGTATCCAACTTCACAATCAAATTTGGGAGTTGGTTAACTTTGGTAATGGGTTTACTTGGCGAGATGTTTACTTCATGCCAATCCAATGGAGAAA